ATGCAGTTTTTAATATATTAATAACATTTTTTTGTGCACTAATTTCATTTAAGGTTTTTGGTCTATATTTCTCAACCCATAGTGTATCTCTATTATTCATAATTAATTCTAACAGTTAAAATATCCTTAAATAAGTTTATTATAATTCATATAATTATTATCTAATGTAAAATAATTAAATGACAGAATTATGGTATAAAAATCCGAAAGTATTATTTGATAATTTAGATCAATTCTATCCTTCGAATACATATACAACTATTGAAAAAAATAATGCAATGGTAAGATTTGCATTATATTATTCTATAATAATATTACTATTCAAACAAAATACAAAATTATTAGCACTCTCACTAGTAATTATATTATTTACTTATTTTTTAGGTGAAGCGGATAATTTAGAAACATTAGTAAATACAACAACAAACACAACAACCAAAAAACCATGCACAGAACCAACAGTTAATAATCCATTTATGAATTATACAATTGGAGATTTGATAACAAATCCAAATAAATTAAAAGCATGCGATTATGATAGCTCAAAACAATTAATGAGGAAAGCATTTAATACACATGTACATACTGATTTATCTGATATATGGGGTAAATTTATTACTGATAGAAATTTTTATACAATGCCCAATACAGAAATAGTAAATGATCAACAAGGTTTTGCTAAATGGTGTTATGGTAATAGTGGTAAATGTAAAACATATGGAACAAATTGTTTAAAAAATAGAGATCCAGAATATCATAGAGGTAGGTATGAAACATTATCTTTTTCTTCTAAAGAAAAAGATAAGATTACCTCACTCGGTTTTACTGAGTGATGAAACAACTAATATTTAATAATAAATAAAATATAATAATATTATTCTATTACATTATTTTTTTACTAAAATATATTGATCTTGCGCTCCATCTGTATATATATTATTAATATTTTCTAATAAAATATAATCATCTTTTAATAAAGTATTAATTTTATCTAATGTAATATCAGCCCAATCATATTTCATTGTTGGATATATAGGATGATCATCTGAACAACCGCAAAATCCTGTTTTACCTAATAATCTACAATCATCAATTATAATAATATCATTATATATTCTATTTTTTAAAATTTCAAGTTCAAATAATAACGGTGTCTCTTCATCACCGAAAGCAGTGGTGCCTCCACTATAATGAGCATCTAAATATATAGTAACAGGTTCATTAATATTATTTAATAATTCAGGTAATATTTTTTTTGAATCACCTAAATACATTTTAACATTATTATTATTTTTAAATTGTTCTATATTATATTGATACCATTTTTCTGATAATTCAATAGAATGAATATTTTCATAATTATTTAATACCGTTTTTATTCCATCGCCTAAATATGTTCCCGTTTCAATATAATGTTGTGTTTTTGTATTTTTTGTTAAATTATAAAATTGTGATGTTAGATTTGGCATATAATATATATAGCTTTTATATTCTATATAAACTCACTATAAAAATGTGTAAAAATAATTCTTGTTTAATCATAATTACATGTATCAATTATAATCTTTATTTAGATTATTTAGACATTGTTGATAAAAATCATCAATAGTTAAACCCGACTTTTCAAATTCATTTTTATAATAACTTGACTTTTCATATTCTGCGTAATATTTTATATAATAACCTAATTCATTTGAATAATAACCCATTGCCCATCTAGTAGTTCCATTTATATTTCTTACAGAATACATTATATAAGGATATTCTCTAACAAGATGTAAAATATTATTTTGTTCCAAATGTAATTTTATTAATCGTTCTAAATTCCATTCAAAATGATTTTTCATTTTTATAAAATATTCATTTGATCTAAGTATAATATTATTTAAAATATTCAAATATGGCACTATAGTTTTTTTAGATAAAATACCATGTCTATCTGTATATCCTCCACACTGTTCACAATCTGGTATCCATATATAATTATCATTCATTAGTTCAACTTTAGGATATGGTAATTGAAATATACAATCACTTCTTATCATTATAAATCTATCATATTTATTTATTAAATCATACTCTAATAAATTTTTTAATAAAAACCATCTAAAAAATATTAATATACCTGCTGATCCTGGATGTTCCTCGCGAGCATCTTTAATGCCACCTAAAAATTGATTTTTTATTTTCAAAAACTCGCGCCAGTATAATGGTTTTTTGTATGTAATTACATTTTCTTGACTAACAAAATTATTATTTTCACTATTTTTTATTCCATAAATATGATCTTTCCATAATTCATTAGGGAAATCTTTTGTATGAATTATAATTTCATCATCATTAAAATTATCAAAATCTGTTATATTATCATACACACCGTAATAAGTAATATTATCTGTAGATTGTTGCGGATACTGTACTTTACCATATAAAGTATTCATATTTTTAAGACATTCATATTTTGGTTTATTTTGAGATATTATATTATTAGCATATTCAAATGCATCGCCAAAATCATCTGGCTCATCATATAAAAATCTATATTTTGCTAATTGATAAAATGGATTATTATAATCATAATCTGGTTTAACACCAATACATATACATAAATCAGCATTTAATACATCAATAACATTTTTTTTAAAATTATCAAATGTAATCTCATGAGCTCTTGTTTCACCTATAATAATTACAAGATTTTTAGACATATATAAAATTATATATAAAAATTTATATATAACCGCGTAACTAAAATAATTTAAAAAATTATTTTATTATATCTTATACAATAATGAGTAATTATGCACCTTTTGATCTAAATATTAATACATCAAATAATATTACAAATAATAATTTTGATTATACGAATAAAAATATTACAAATGATAAATTTTATTATACAAATAAAAATATTGGTGCAGGTAGAGGTTTTGGAAATTTAGAAATATCAAATGATATAAGATATGGTGATGCATCAAGAGTTGATACTAAAGAATATAAAGAAAAAAGAGAAAGTGAACAAATATTTGAATATCAATTTCAATATTTAGATAAAAATTTTCAAGATCCATCGCATATAGTCATGCCAATACCAAGAGGCGGTGAGATAACTAGAAAACAAAATCAATTAGTTATAAATACTATGAGACAAAATACAACTAATTATGATGATAATAGTAAAACAATAAAATTTAATTATAATTAGACGTTTAATTTTTATAAAATAAATATAATATAGTAAAATGGAAATAGATTTAAATAATAAAAAAGTTTTAAAATGTTTAAAATCGTATCTTGTAGCAAAAAAATATTATGAAAATGATACTGAAAAATCATATGAATATTTTAAACAATGTATTAGTATATTAAATAATTTTAAAAATAATAATGCAAAATTTGCATCTAGTTTAACAGATATTATTGAAGAAACTGAAACTGAATGTAATAAATATATAAATAAAACTATTACAACAATCATTGATAAACCACAATTAAAACATCATAATTCTGATAATATATTATTCACATTTATTGAATCGGGTGATATTGATAAAATAAAAAAATATAAATATGGCGATATTGATTTTACTATTGTAAATGAATATGGATTAACACCTTCTCATTATTCTATAAAATGTGGTGATATTACTTTTTTAAAACAATTATTTAAATTAGGAGCAAAAATAGATCAAACAAATAAAAATGGGCATACATTATTAGAATATGCATGTTTAGAAAAAGATCCAAATATGATTAATTTTTTAATAGATTATGGTGCTAGTATGGAAAAACACTTATTATTTAGAGAAGGTAAAGAATATTTTAATAAAACAGATCATATTGATATTGCATTATTATTAAAAATAATTTTAAATTCAACAGATCCAACAAAAGATTTATCTGATTATAAAATACAATATTTAAATTTCCTTTTTAATTATTTTAAATCAAATGAACCGATTGGTATTAATCGTAATATTTATGAAAATAATACTTTAACAATAATTGACATTACTTATTTAGAGTTTATTATAAAATTAGATATTATGATAGATGGATTTGATAAGGATAGTAGAGATACATATATTAGTATTATTAAAGATGAATTATCTTATGATTTAATTTATAAATTAGGATGTCCTGATAATAAAATAGATATACTATTATATAATTTAGTGCCATTTATTAATATAAATTATGATTTAAAATTAAATTGGTTGATTAGTTTAGAAATAAAATATCTTATTATAAAAATTTTAAAAAATAATAATAAAATAAATATAACTAAACTAAAAAAAGAATTATTTAATTTATTAAATGATACATATGTTAAAACTAATTTAATATCACCAGGAATAATATATACATTAGTTATACAGTGGATTTATAAAATAAATGTTTAGTTATAATATTAAATTTATTTTTTCTAATATTATATATATATATTTCATGAGTTCTAATCGTTTAATTTATGATACATGTGCTTATGCAACTGATGTTAAGGAAAGCGTGGGTCCACTAGAATATAATTTATATAAAGGTAAATATGAACAATGCAAACAATGTGCTGTAGGTGATTTTACTAATAATATCGCATTTGAATCTCGTGCAGATGTTGAGAATGAATTATTTGGTTTAGCTAGACCAAATACACTATGTCCTTCTCTTAAATATAATCCATTAAAACCATTTAACACACCAAACTTTTCACCACCTATTATGTGTGCAAATATTTATCATATTACTCCTAATAATTTAGAAAAACCAAAAACAAACATGTTAAATGAAAATAATTTAGGTGTGAATTATTGCAACGTGTTTCCTAATTCTGAAAATTAAAAATAAATTATTTTTTTATATTTTTTTATTCTATTTAAAAAAATATAAAAATCTTATCTTATTATATATAAATGTCTTTTAATAGAATACTGTATGACGTAAATGCATATGAGTTACAAATGAATAGGAGTGTTGCTCCTGGTGATTATAGATTATTTCCTCATACTGGTGAAAATTGTTCTCAATGCTTTTCAGAGTTTGGTCCAATTGGTTCAAAATCGGATGTATCATTAGTAAAAAAATCAAATGATTTACAATTTACAGATATGGCGGATATTGAATCGAAATTATCATGGAGAAATAATAAACTTGGAAAAGATAATAATAATATAAATCCATTATTAGATGTAACACTGGAACATAAACAACCATGCAATCAATTATTAACATCTGAAGATACTCGTTTTACACATCCATTAACTAATTATCGCGGTATGAGTTTAACTGAACTTATGCTTGAACCTTATTTACATATAAATCCACAATGTAATATTCAAGAATTAAGTGAACGTCAAGGATTAAACTCTAGACTCTATTCAAAAGATACATATAAACCCCCTCCTCATAAATTTTGGGACACTGGATCTGCGCTACCAGCACCTATATTAACAGATAAGATTCCATAAAAATAAAAAACATTAGTTAAACTTGTTGATTTGCATAAGTAAAAATAAAATGTATATAATAATAATATGTCCAGTATTTTAGCAAATAACTCAATTTATAATTCAAATATTAGCGGCGCAATGAATTTAATAGAAAGATCACAAGTCATTACTAATTCAGTAAATGGTTTTGTAAATCAATTTGATGATTTAAGATTTGATAATATATCAATACCTAGCAGTATTAATGATACACATACAACACTTACAGGGAAAAATATAGCATTGCAACGCAATTTAGATTTTCATAATAATTATTCACAATTTCAAAATACTGATATGCATTTCGATGTAGTTAGTAGAGATGAACTTGTGCATAATAATATGACACCGCGCACAATATATCGTGATTTTGATGCTAATGCTGATAGAACTAATAGAAAATTAGAAAACTTTACAGGCGCATTTGAATATTATAAACCAAAAACGGAAGCACCACATTTATTTGAACCTATGAAAGATTTATCATTTGTTAATGGTATGCCAACTATCACACCTGCATTACAAAATAGATATCTATCATCAAACAAAAATAATAATGGTAATTTACCATTTCAAACAAATGTTAAGATTATCCCAGGTGTTGATAATAAAAATCAATTAGGAGCTCATTCTGTATATCGTATATTACCAAAAAATGTTGATAATTTAAGAAGTGATATAAATCAAAAAATATCTTATGAATCTAAACCATTGGAAGCAGTAAAAAAAGGCGAATTTAGAGGTGCTAATCCATATTTAACAAAATTTAAAATGCCTGATTTTAGAGAAATGAAAGTTGGTGATCTTGCATCCTCAAAATCAATTATTGATGCACCAAAACAAACAGGAACATTTACAAATGTGCAAACAATGAGAAATGAACAAGAACATTACATATTAAAACCCGCTGTGAATACAAACAGAGGCGAAAGACAAGGTAAAGATACTACTCGATTTGAACCCGCTAAAAAAGAAAATTTTATTAATGACAATGCACGTTCCGTATCTACTAATTATAATAAGCCAGTTATGACTAATGTTAAATCGTTTAATAATTATGATAATCAAAGAACAACTACTAATAGTGAATATATTCAACCTGCAAAAAAAATAGAATCAAATAGCTATGTGATTGATTATAAAGATATACCGTTAACAACCATTCGTGAATTAATGATTAATAATGATAATATGTTAGGTGTTCGATCTGATCAAGCCACGTATGTATTCTCAAATGATATGGTTTTACCAATTACTAATAGACAGATTAATAATACTACTGATATATTAGGACCAAGTAATATTGTTAAAAATGGTGCAACTTATAATAATGATCAAGCTAAACCAACACTTAGACCTTCTACTAATTATAATGATGCATCAAATATATCAAAAGAAATTAAAAATGGAATAATATATAATAATGATCAAGCTAAAACTACACAAAGACCTTCTACTAATTATAATGATGCATCAAATTTATCAAAAGAAATTAAAAACGGTATCATATATAATAATGATCAAGCAAAATCAACTATTAAACAAACAACAATAATACCAACAAATTCTACGATGATTAGTAATCCTAATACACAATCTTATATACGCGATGAAAAAGATAAAGCAAAAAATACACACAGAGAACAAACAGAAAATACATTATTTATAGGTGCTGCTAATTCTAATATTGAAAGTAATTATGTTCGTGATTTATTAGATAAAGCAAGGAAAACACACAGAGAAAATATGGACAATACACAATATATTGGTCATATTAGCTCTCTTATTGATAATACATATGTTAAAGATTATAGTGATATTGCAAAAGCAACAATAAGACAACAATTAGAAGATACACAATATGTTGGTCATATTAATTCACAAGCAAATGAAAGCACATATATGAAAGATTATAGTGATATTGCAAAAGCAACAATAAGACAACAACTAGAAGATACACAATATGTAGGACATCTTAATTCGCAAGCAAATGAAAGCACATATAGTAAAAATTATAATGATATAGCTAAACCAACAATTAAACAAACTACACTCTTACCAACACCAGGTGGTCGTGTGAACAATACAAGTATGGGTAATTATACGAATATTACAGACGAAATGAAAACAACAATTAAACAAACTACATTTTTAGAAAATTATAAAGGTAGTGCACATGGTGAAATTGATAAACAAATATCTCATGATGCAGCAAATAATATGTCTTGTGATGATAGACGTGAAATATCAACATATAATCGCGCTGCAAATGGTAAAGGTGATGATTACGGACCTTATATTGATGAAAACAATGTTAGATTAAATGAACCATTATTATATAGTCATATACCAAATCCACATAAAAAATTAGACTATAGCGCAATGCCTAGTACTATAATTGATAAAAATATTAGACCTGTGATTGAATCATCGTCCTATTATATTAATTCTAATTTTATAAATACATTAAAAGATAATCCATTAGTTAATGATTTGTTTCATCAAAAAAATATATAAATGAATTCAAAAATAAAAATTTATTTTCTAGACAACGGCGACGGTCATATTTCTTGAACCAGTGTGGTCACCTTAAACCACAGGTAGTTTGGATGACAACACGCAAATGGATATGGAATTTGTTCCACATTGAATTCCCACCCTGCAAGACATGACAAGGTTGAAGTCCGAGAACCTACGCATAATCCAAGTGCGCCGAGCTGTTCTGTATTGTATTCTGCAGCGCACTTTTCAACAGGAACTATTATATGATCCCATTTGCCATCAGGTCGATTTGTAGGTATGTAGACACGCGTTGCCATTGAACTTTTATATATGATATTTATAAAAACACCAGTAAATACTTTTTTTTATCAATTTTTTTATATTGATAATAATAGTATATTGATAATAATAGTATATTTATAACTCGTTAATGTATAAATTATCTAAATCAATAATTTATAACTCGTTAATGTATAAATTATATAAATCTAATACATTATCATCTTTTTTTATAATTTCACATGTATGAGTTAATAAGATATTATTCATATATTCATAAGATGAAATTATATGTGATCTAGATCTTGCACCAGTAATTATAATATTACCTTTCTGAAAAACAAATATACTTATTTCTTTATATTCACAATTTTGTTCACATGGTGTAAATTTAATAATTACACATGCTCTAATACATGGTTCATATGATGATTTTATTTTTTTCTTTAATAACAAATTATATAATTTATCTCTATCAATTTGCATATTCACTTTATAATTTGAATTAATCATATCAATTTTAAAATGTAATATAGTAATTTTATCTGGTTCTTCAATAAATTCTTTTGTATTAATTTTCCCATCTTCCATAATAGCTTTAATTTCTTTTAATTTATAAATAAGCTTATTTAATACTATATTAATATTCTTAACAGATTTACAACCAGACATTTGCACTGAACCATTTTTAAATAATTTAATATTAATTTTAGGAGCATCATTTAAATCAGCACATGGTCCAGAATCAATTCGCATTACAACTGTAATCTGATTATAAAAATAATTCTTAGTTGTATCTTTATGAATTAGTTTATGATCATTCTTTCTCTGGCGTTTTGGTTTCTTTTTAGTTAATATAATTGTTCTAAGTCTTTCTTTGTTCATTTTCACTGTTAAAATATCATCAGAATGTAATTGAAAATATTTCTCTATATTTACTATATTTACTAGAGTATTTAACTTACATGATGCACACATCGTAGATACACCCATACCTGCAGGTAAATTATCAATCTCCGATTTATCTACTTCAATATAATCTGTAAATATTACATTATCCCATATTATTGTCATTTCTTATATATCTAAAATATATATCTTTAAATATTAAATTTCATTTTTTATATAACTATATATAATATATATGGAGACTAGTGAGAAAATAGAGACTTTTGGTCATACCCATATAAATACTATACTTGATTATGCATATTCCCCCACTGGTGATATAAATGATGCACAACGGATTAGACTACCTAAAAAGACTAAATATATATATTATGGAACTAGAATATTAAAAAAATTGAAATAATAACTGTTTAATGGGACTATAATGTTAAAATAGTTTTAATTCTATATTCAAATCTAAACAAGAATATTGATGACCGACATGACGAGTGCCCAGAAGCTAGAGCGTGCCCTGGTGAATGCAGGGTTTAGTGTGGTGGACAAGCGCAGCAAGCGCAATCGCAAGACTCCCACCGTGGATCAGTCGGCAGAAACACCTGCTCTTCCAGCAATCGTGCCTGATCCCCAAGCAGATACATTGGCTCTTCCAGCAATTGCGGCTGCTCCCCAAGGAAATGAAGTGGTTTCTCCTGCAGAGGAGCTTGCGCGCCTGCGTGCGAATGGCGAGGTCTTGAACGCGCGGCTTGCCAAGGCAAAGGTTGATCTTGCCAAGCTGCAAAAGCTCATTGAGATAACGACCATGGAACTGATCATCAACAACAGCAAAGTGACTACCGCGCTACAGGAGCTGGAACTGCACAAACTGCAAACCAAGCCTGTCGAGCCATCTGTGCCCGCATCTGCACCCACACCAGCAAAAAGTTTTTTGTCGCTGGCATCAGAGCTGTCGTCGAACGAGTCTCTGAAGAGCACATTCGGTGCGCCAAAGCAGTCGACCCAAAAACCATCGGGCATGACTCTCGAGCGCATGACTCTCGATCAGATTGTCGCTCAGATGCGGGAAAACGGCGGACGGGTGAACAAGGAAAACCCGCACCTGACAACATACTCCATGACAATTGCTGCAGAGCAAATGTCGGATGAAGAAATTACGAACATGTCCGACAGAAAAAGTGGGTTCATATGTGCGTTGTCTCAGATGCAAGTCCCTCAAAAGACGTTGTCAGATAAGTGCAAGTCACTCGCGTGGAACTACTTCCCAGGTCACTACGTCACGCTGAAAGTGACAAGGTGTTCAAACAGTTTCGTCATTACCCTGAAAACCGAGGTGAATTAATGAGTTTTCGTCAAAGGAACTACACCGTTGCCACGGAGCACTTTCCGAAGCAGTGTAAACTTTCCAAAGTAACTGACTGAAGTTCGGTCCTGGTTAGTGTGTATACAACAAAAATTAATTTTAATTTTTGAATAACAATAAAAATTAATTATCTCATATAAAATAAATGAATATAATTAAAACTTTTTTATTTAATAACATTTTAGTATTATTAACAGTATGTGTAATAATATTATTTTATCAATATAAAATGAATCGAGTTAATATATGGATTTTTTTAATAATACCAATTAGTTTATTTATTTATTATTTATTAAAATTATTAAAAGATGGATATAATTTTAGTTTAAATGATTGTTTATGTTATGTGAGTAATCAATTATTAACTAATAAAATAACGTCAATAGAATTAATTAAACCTCATTTATTAGATAAACCATTACACGAATTTTATATAAGCACATCCCATAATACATATTTACCATGTCATCAAAATATAGATATATCTTCAGTTGATGCTATTAAAAATGCACTACAATTAGGAGCAAGAGTTATTGAATTAGATGTATATGCAAAAAATAATATTGGATTAACAGATGATGATTATACACCAGTTGTAGCACATGGAATGGAATATAAATATGGTGATATATTCACAACATCTTATATAACTTTTGAAGAATGTATTAAAACAATTGCTGAATTTGCTCAAACTACATCAGACCCAATATGGATAACACTTGAATTAAATACTAATAAATTAGTTAAAACCCAAATAAAAATGAGAGAAATACTTTTAAAATATTTTGAAAATAAAATAATAAATTCTACAACAAAATTAAATAATATCCCTATTAAAAATGTATTAAATAAAATTATATTAACATGTGGGGGCGGAATTACACCTCCACTTGAAGATATCGTTAACCCTTATTTAAAAAATACATATCATAAAGATAGTAATCTAAAAAATAATAATTTAACAGGAATAATACATCGCATCTATCCAGCAGGTGATATACAAGGACATTTTTCATATAATTTTGATCCAGAACCATTATGGAAAAATAGATATCAATTAATAGCACTTAATTTTCAAAAGTTAGATGATAATTTAAATAAAAATTTAAGTATGTTTAATAAATGTTCTTTTGTTCATTTCTCAGAATACAATTAAACAATACTAAATACTAATTCATTATAATGTTTTCTACATACTGGTATATACTTATCTGATCCACCAATTAAAACAGTATTATTAGATTGATCAGTTCTAAAACTAAATGGCGCTTTTGTTCCATCATTACATACATTACATAATGAATTTAATTTAATACATTTATTTGATAATGGTATTAAATTTAAAATTCCTCCAATTGGTTTTTGTTGATAGTCACCATCTAAACCTGCAACAATAATATTTATTTTATATAATTTCAACCAATTATCAATTACTTCAACCAAATCATTAAAAAATTGCCCTTCATCAATAATAATAGTATCATGTTGTTTAATAATATTTTCATTTATTTCTGATAATTGTGAAATAGAAATACATTCTGCAGATTCAAAATCATGAGATGTGACTTTATTATTATCATATCTATTATCAATATTTGGTTTAATTACTAATACTCTTTTATTAATTTTTTGCAATAATCTTATTTTCCTAATGATTTCAGTTGATTTACCTGAAAACATTGGACCAATAATTAATTCTAAATATCCACTCATTTTATATATAATAGTTAATTATATATAAAATAATTATTTAATTAATTTATTATCAATTTTTATAAACTTGTTTAAGCATATAATTTTATTTGGATATAATAAAAATGAGTAATATAAAATTTCCTATTATTTTATCTTTTGATGTTGGGATTATTCATTTATCATATTGTTTATTGACTCAAAGTATTTTCACACAACCTGATGGAACAAAAATATCTAATTGGAATATTTTAGAATGGAATAATATTGATTTAACTAACCGCGATGAACAGAAATGCACGTGTGGTGCAAAAGCTTTTTATACACAAACTATTAATAATGAAATAAAATATTATTGTAAAACTCATAGTAAAAAGATTGATAAAACAATAAAACCTTTTAATAATACTTTTATAGAATCCAATAAACCAAATTCTTGTGAATATGAATTTAAAAATTTAAAAATCTGTGGTAAAACTATTTCATATGAAAATAATAATAAATGTTATTGCACAACACATGCTAAACAATTATATAAAACACTTTCTAAATCATCAGAATTAAAAGTATTTAAAATAAAAAATTCTATTACATCACAATTTGATGAAATTAAATATAAATTAATAATGGAATTAGAAAATAGAAAAAATTTATTATCTACTGATTATGTTGTTATCGAAAATCAACCATCCTTAAAAAATCCACGAATGAAATCTATTGCTTCTACTATATATGATTATTATTTAATAAGAGGTATTATTGATAAAGAAATTACAAAATCTAATATAACTCAAGTTAAATTTATGTCTCCATCTAATAAACTCAAAATTGCTAATGAAGGTGATGTAAAACAATTAATATCCTGTAAAAAAGCAGACCAATCAACAACAGATACAACAAAAACATATAAATTAACTAAGAGTTTAGGTATCAAATATTGTTTAGAATTAACACAACATTTACCACAATGGACAACGCATTTTAATTCTTACAAAAAAAAAGATGATTTAGCAGATTCTTTTTTACAAGGTGCTTATTTTTATTCAAATCATATTTCATCACCAAAAATAATTAATTATAATCAAATAACTTAAGCCATTGTTTTCCACGTGTTTCCCATGTTTCATTTTGTGCCCATAAAATACCATTTGCACGAGTGCGTTCTTTTAATTCTTCATTATTAGCAAAAGTCATAATATGTTCTAAGGCTTTATTAAAATATTCTTCTGTATGAATTGGTTCGGGAACTAGCACACCACGATTACTAATAACATCTTTTAATGCACCTATATCAGATGTAATACAAATACAACCGGCCATTAATGCTTCAAGAGCACTAACACAATATGTTTCTAAAAAGGCAGTGGGATAATACCAATAGTCAGCCATCATTTGGTGTTCAACTAGATCATTATTTTCAACACGACCCATAAACTTAATATATGGTATCATTTTTATTAACGTAAGTAGAGATTGATAAGAATCAGTAAAACTACTTTCATCACGATAAATCCATAATTCTGCATCTGGTAATTTTTGGCGTATTTTATAAAAATGTGTGACTAATTGTTCTAGTCCGCGACTAGGATCTGAAGTATAAATAAAACGATTTTTAACACGTTGAATAGATTTATTATAACGTGTAACGTCAATTGCATTACCAATTATAACTACTTTATCAGGAGGAAAATTATAGAAATCTAATATACCTGCTCTATGCCACTCTGTCAGAACAACAATACCGTCAATTTTATCTATAATATTTTCTAATAGATATTTAGCATTTTTAGGTAAGATTTTAAAATCCCAAGCAGACTGCATAAGCTGGTCTTGAAGCCATACATATATTTTCTTTGCTTTAATATTAAACTCTAAAAAGTAATAAATATAACGGAAAACAATCATAACATCAATTATGTTATCATTCATAAATTTATTTAATATATTTGAATTAAAATATTGCACATTATTAACAGTAGCTTCTTTTAAACATGCACCAAATATATATACATTATGAGTTTTTGAGAATACTTCTGCTAAGTTTATTAATGATATTTCAGACCCACCTACGCAATGTGTCGTCACATTAAAATCAGTAGTATATCCAATAAAGATACAAATATTGGGTTTTCTTGTGGAAGTTTTTGACATATTATGTATTTGTTATTATAAATAATAAAAATAATCTTTATATATTATTCACAAGTATAATATGAATTTAATAAGTAATGATAATTAATTATGTGATTTTTTTTTTTTAATTAAACCCATTGTTTTTTCTAAATTTAATTGATCTGATTTAATAGGATTAGAACGTTTAATAGTATATTCTGTCTCCATATCTGAATAAATTCTATTTAAAGTGTCGATTGGCACTTCTTTTAATTTTTGAATATTATAGGATTCTTCTATTTGCATCTGTCGAGAAATAAGTGGTGGATGTAATATAATATATTCTTTAGAATTTATTATAAAATTATTTCTAAATTCCTCAATAGTTAAACATCCGCCATATTCTTTTAATATAATCCAATGTGGTGCAGGAATTATTTCTTTATAGTTTTTATGAATTTTATAATAAAATAAATTAATTAATGAATTACGTTTCCAAATTAAATGATCATTTAATTCCAAGTTATACTTTTTCATACAATTAAAACTACAAAAATGACCTATGCAAAAAAATGTATCATTATAATAATCTTCTGGTAATTCAAGACACGGTGTATTAAAACAATTCCTACACCACCAACATTTAGTATTTTGTGTAAAATGTAAATTGTGCGTTGATATTTTTTGCACAGTATTAATACTAACTTTATCACATATTGAATTATTTATAGGAGTTCTTAGAGATTCTGTTGAATCAGTATCATTTACGATATTATTACATGTTTGTATTTTAATTTCTTTATCAGATTTTATAAATAATGAATTATCAACTGTATCATAATTATCAAAATCATTAATTTCATTTATTGTAATTGGTAAATGAAATATAATTTTTTCTTCATCTGTATTTATTGATTCAATAATTTTATTTTCATTCTCAATTTGTTGATTTATAATAGTATAATTCTTTGGCTTGCGCCCGCGTTTTTTATGAATTATTTCTGCCATTATCTATTTAATAATTTTATATCTTTAGATCTTTGAAACTTATTAAATATTTTTGAATAAAAAATTTATAAGTATACATAATAATGCAAGATAATTATAAATATAAATATTATAAATATAAATTAAAATATACAAATATTAAAAAGAAATATAAAAATATATCATATCAGTATATATTATCTGGCGGTTATAATAACAATATATCTGATGAAGATACACCAGAAGATACACCAGAAGATACACCAGAAGATACACCAGAAGATACAACAGAAGATACACTAGTAGAATCATCTGATGATACACCAGTAGAATCATCTGATGATACACTAGAAGACACACCTGAAGTTGATACACCAGAAGATACACCAGAAGATACACCAGAAGATACACCAGAAGATACACCAGTAGATACACCAGAAGATACACCAGAAGATACACCAGTAGACACGTCTAAAGTTGATACACCAGTAGACACATCTAATGTAGACACATCTAATGTAGACTCATCTAAAGTTGATACACCAATAGAAACATCTGAAGAATCACCAAAGATAGATTTGTCAGATGCGAATACACTAGTAGACACAACATTATCAAAAAAAGTATTCTTACCACCTAAAATAAAACAAAATGATAATACAATAGTAGAACCTATGAAAGAAATAGAGGGATATAATTATAAATTAATTGAGGAATATATAAATACGATAAATGAATATATTACTCAAATAACAACAATAATGCAAACAAAATCAACAGAATCAGAATCTAATACTAATGAATCTACACCAAAAGATTCTGATATATTAATGAAATTAGTAAATAAAATATCTGATTATATATTAAAAAATGATATTCCAATTAATTTTAATGTATATGATATTAACAATTTACAGAAAACAATAGAACAATTAAAAATACAATTAGAAAAGACTCATAAGTTATATAAACTTAGATATAAATTATTTAATATAAATAATATATCATATGTCCCAAGGAAAGACCCATCTACTTATAAAACATCTGTTCCCACAAGTGCACCGCCTTATAAAAATAAAGATTCTACTAAATCAATAATACCATCGGCTATAAAACAAAAATACTCTGATGAAACATTACCTTTTTCTTCAAAAGAAAAAGATAAGATTACTTTAGGAGAAAAACAAAGTTTTTCCCCTAATGAAACAACACGTTCAAAGAACGAGTTCTTACCCACGGCATCTTTGATGGCGGGGTTGAGCCCATCGGGCTTACCTTGCACTGCTTTGCAGTGCAATGAAACATTACCTTTTTCTTCAAAAGAAAAAGATAAGATTACTTTAGGAGAAAAACAAAGTTTTTCCCCTGATGAAACAACACGTTCAAAGAACGTGTTCTTACCTCAGAATGTGAAACATTCTGATGAAACAAATATGAATTATGCTTTAGATTATGTAATTAGATATTATAAAATTGGTAATATCCATGATATTGAAAAATTATTTTCATCAGTACTAATGGGATATAATAAAAATTACATATTTTATTATATGATATTAATTAGATGGTTAACATTAAATAATAAATATTTATATGTATTAAAAGATTATGTATCTGTATTATCTTATAATAATTTATACAATTATTTAAATGCAGATATAAATATGGATGAATATATACCATTTATTATAATTTTAATTAATAGATATATTGCTAATTTTAAATTTGATAGATTTTTAGAAATTAAACCATATACAAATGCCGCAGATAGAAAATCGAGATTAGAACCTGACATAGTTGATGGTATAATTATGACTCAATACGATTCTCATAATGGTTCATTATTATACGAGTATGATATAATGAAATTACCATCACAAATATCATTTAATGATTTAATTGCAATTATATATAATTTATTTAGAACTAAACTAATATATCGTCAATAATTTCATCAATATATTCAAAAAATTTAATATTAAATATATCCAAATTATCAAATAATGTTGGATATTTTATTTTAATATCATCTATATCATTCATATTTTCTTTAGGAACATAAACTATTTTAACTCCTGCTTTTTTTGCACCCAATAATTTAAAATGTAATCCACCTATTTTGGTAATTTTACCTGTTAATTCTATTTCGCCAGTCATAGCAATATCATTTTTAATAGGTCTATTTAATATACGTGATATAAATGCACTAGTAAATGCACAACCAGCACTCGGACCATCTTTAGGTGTAGATGTAGCAGGTGCATGTACATGAAAACCATTTTTAAAATGGGTTAACAAATATTTATCCAAATTATTAATCTTTGGATATTTATTAATATTCTTTTTTATATATTCTATTGCAGCGGTTAATGAACAATATACAGATTCTTTCATTACATCTCCTTGTTTTCCTGTTAATTTAATTTCAAATCTATTTAAATTAGGATCAAAATTATTAAATGTTTGAATGGGAATAATACCACCATTACTACTTGTTGCATATAAACCATTTATTATTCCAACTAATGGTGTGCTATGTATAGTATTATTATTAATTTCTGGTTTATCTAATATTCTAATAATAATATCTTTTGTAATTTCATTAAAATTATTATTAGTAAAATCATTTCTTTTATAAATTTTATCTAAATTTAATGTTAAAAATATTTGTTCTATTTTCCTTTTAATAGATCTAACACCCGCCTCATTAGTATAATTATCAATAATATATTCAATTAAATCATTTGAAATATGAATCCATTTATCGTTTAATAGTCCAACAGACTCTGCGATTTCTGGTATAATAAATTCTTTTACAATCTGTATTTTATCAGTAAGCGTATATGAATCCATTTCTATTTGTTTTAATCGATCTAATAATATAGGATCAACTAGATTAGCATCATTATATGAAAAAATCATAATAACCTTGTCTAATGGGAAATCAATACCTTGAAAAAATCGATCTTGGAATGTTTTATTCATATTTGGGTCAGTTAAATGAATTAATATACTTGTAATTTCATTAATTGATCCATGTTTTGAACATGATTTATCCAATTCATCAAAATATAAAATACACCTTTGTTTTCCCATTTCAACCATCTTTTTTATAATTAATCCAGGTTGTGATCCAGAATAAGTATAACCATGACCATGTAATATTTCACCATCATTTTGTCCACCTAATGTTATTTCTGAAAATGGTATATTTAATGCTTTACTAACAGATTTAGCAAGTAATGTTTTACCAACACCAGGAGGACCTTGGAAACCAAAACTGGTTCCTTTACTTTGAGGATTTGTAATCCATTGTCCTATTATTTGCAATAAATTTTTTTTAGCTTCTTTATGACCGTATGATAAATTTACTAGTTTATTTTCAATTTCTGTTAAATATTTAGTTGATTCTGTTAAATCAGAATTAATATTTTGATATATTATATCATCTTGAGGTGTAGGCCATGGATAATTTAATATGTGTTTAACAAATATTTGTTGTTTATAATACTCATTGTTAACTAATGTCATTTCTTCTATTTTTTCTAATGTTACTATTTTTACTGATTCAGGTATATATTTATTTGTAATTAATTGATTTTTAATATTAATATCTTCGTGTGATAATGTTTTTAGTTTAGTTAATTCTTGTTTTAAATTATTTGATGAGTTTTTTATTTTTACTAATAAATAATATGGTAAACGTTGAGCTAAAAAATTATATAATTGAGGACTATTCATTTTTTTCTCTTTTATTAAACCGAATAATAAACTGGCAACATCTGCATTATCGTTTGTTCCTAATAATAATAAAAATATATAATCATACATTATTTTTATATCAGAACCTTTTGAAATAAAATCTTTCATAATTGTAACAAAACTAGATTGAGTTATTGATAAATATTGTTTATAATAATATTTTAATAAATTTATATATTCAACTGTTGATAATGTATATATATTACCTAAATAATTATATCTTATAAATTTTTTCACAAATTTTAAATCTATTTGAGACTGATTTAATTTATTATAAATATCTTCTTTTAATTTATAAATAATTGGATAATTTATTTGACACGTTTTAATTACACATGATATAGTATCATTTATAAAATATCCTTCTATTTTTATATATTCATTATTTATATTTTTAATCCATAATTCTCTATTTAATTCTAATATATCAGAATCAGAAAATTTAGCTGGTTTCCTCCAATAATAATCATCTGCGTGATTAGACACTTGAAATATATTGATTTTTGTTGGAATAAAAAGTTTATCAATCTCATTTATAAATGCTAATTGTGATTTGCATAAATTTTCTTTCACATCATATATTATTATTAATTCTGATAAACTAGTAAATCCAATATTTCCAATCATAATTTTTAATGCACTTTCTTCTTCGTATAATGGTAAATATGATGGAGTATTTTTAATCATATATGTAATTTGTGTAAATAACTTATCATTGTATTTACTATTTTGAAAAATATCTAATATTAAATTCAAATTTGTTATTGTCTCTAATTTATGTAATATATAATTATTATATGTTATTATTATATTTTTTGATATATTAAATATACTACTTAATAATTGGTTTTTTAATAATATATCAATATTATTATTAATATATAAATAATCTATATGTTTTTCTAATTTTAAAATTATATCTGATAAATATTTATATCTAAATTGCAAATACCCTAATTTTATTTTAGAGCTATTATCTAAATTACTCATTATGAATATTAAGATTTAAAAATATTCATAATACTACATAATTCGTTTAATTATCATCGCACGTGCTGTAATTATTTTATATGTTAATAATATATTATTCATCTTAAATTTTATATTCATATTGACTTTTATGATTTATATTTAAACAATATTAAACGCACTTAAACAAATATTATGTGTGTTTGATTTAAAAAAATAATATAATATATATTATATAATGCCCGCTAAATCTAAACAAACCAAAACCATGCTTAATGCCGCACCTGAGGTAGTTACACCAGAGGTTCAAGTAAGTGAACCCGTAGTTCCTCAAGTAGTTGAACAAAAGGCTGGAGCAAAACCTAAAGCACCGGCAAAGAATAAGAAAGTAAATGAAGTAGTTGAAACAGTAGTTGCTGTTGAACCAGTAGTTCAGAAAGGCAGCGGTAAGAAGAATAATAAGACTGCTGCTGTCAAGACTGGATCAACTGATACACCAGTTGAGTCCGTTGCGGTTGAACAGTCAGGTGGCGTTAAGAAGCCTGCAGCACGCAAGCCTAAAGCAAAGCCAGTAGATACAGATGCTACGGATGATGCAAGTGCAAAGCCCAAAAAAGCTGCGCAGAAGAAGGTGGTTGCAAAGAAGGATGACACACCTGAGGATACACAAGAAGGTGGTGAAACAACCACTAATGGAAAATTAGTTAGGTCTTTCAAAGTTCTACTACCGGATAAGGAAGAGTATGAGGGGCGATTTACTGGATTAACACCTTATCAAGCTGCAAATAAGGCACTCAGCAAATATTTCCGAGAGAATAAGAGTGTAGAAAACATTGCTACTACTATTACATTCCAGATTTGTGAGTCTACACGTAAATCTAATAAACATGAGTATAAATATACTGGTTCTCGTGTAAAGCTCGATGTCCCTGTATCTTATACCATTCAAGACGGGCGGGTTATTAGCAAGAATTTTAAGAATATTCTCAAGAAAGTAAAGAAGACCGAGTCAGTAGCTGCTGATGCAACTGCTTAAATTATATTAAATTATTAATTTATAATTATAAATTATTAATTTAAGTAAAATAAAATTATTTCAATTAAAATATGCATATATAGTAGCTCCTCGTAAATTAGGATTTCTAGCAATTAATATATTCATATAGTCGCGTGTTTGTTCACTAGGTAGTTTGGGCATTTCATATAATGTATGTATTTTAGAATTATTCTCATCGGTGTGCACTACTATTAAACAATGTGTTCCAAATTCTTTAGTCTTATTACACACATATGCGTGAATATCTGGAGGAATTGCGTCCAGCTCACCACGTGTTATTGAATAACTATATCGGCAGTTTTACTTTATAATATGACAACCAAGAAGGTCCGGGTGAAATGAGTCAACAATTCTGTTTGACATTCCTGTTGCAATCGTTTGTTAATATAATTAAATAATAAATATGTCAATTTTTATAGAACATATTATCATAGCATTATATATATTTTCTTATTATATTTAGTTATAAAAATTAAAATAAAATTATTTTAATTTTTATATCTATCTTGGTTTAAGACCACTTGTAAAGTGTGGCTTGGATCTTAGCCACACAATCTGTCTCGTTCATCCGGATGAGTTCATCTAGGATGATCGCGTGAACACATTTCCCAGTTATAGACCGGATACTCAAGTAGTCTCCCTTATGGAGGGCTTGCCTTATGCGCATGCTCCCAAAATTGTGGGCAAACTTCTTATTCGCCTCCAGTGTAGAGACTGTGTTCACGCACTTAACACATGCGAACATGTTGGATCCCATACAGTACCGTTCGTGGTGCTTAGTTCGTTGCTTGCACAAAACGCATGGGTCGCGCGCATCCTCTTGTGATAGACCCATATTCCGGAGGTTTTTGAATGTTAGCTTCAAGTGATGAATAATAAATAAAATCATTAAACATATACTATTTCAATTTTTTTATATATTGTAAATATCATCACATTGTTTATTTAATGTATCTAATCTGCATTTCCATTCATTTGCATCAATTATATTATTAGTATGTATATTTGTAAAATGTTCATTTATTAAATCAGTTAATAATTTATTTTTATTTTCATCTAAATTAATAGATCCATATATTAATTCATTTTTTAAAAAAGTACATAAATTAATATATTCTTGTTTATAATCTTTTTCTTCTGTATTATCTTTTTCTAATTCATCTAAAAATAATAATTTATCATTAATATAATCAATTGGTGTATTACAATAAGATATTTGTTCTATTATTGGTTGTAAATGTTCAGCCCATGATGGATTTTTAACTAATAATAAATTTGCTCTAGATTGTAATGTTTGTTTTCTTTCATTATAAAACATACAATCAATTTCATCAATAGTATTGCTCACTTTATCTATTTCATTGACCTCAAATGGTTTATCTAACAAACTATAATTATCTTGTATATCTTTAAGTGTTTCTATTAATTGTAAATGTTTCATTCTGTCTAATTCTTCTTCAATTAAATGAAATTTTTTTAATATCTCTTTTTTATTTTCTTCTGTAATTTTATCATTATATTGTAAATGTATTAATGCATTAGTAATATGTGTTTTAATTAAATATATATTTTGTATTTTTTGTAATTCATTTTCATCTATTTCTGTTATATTATGTGTATCATTTGATATATTAGAAATAACAGGAATATCTTTAATCAAAATACATTTTTCAATACCTGATTTTTTATCTATAATAGTTACATGAATAATAGAATTTAAATCTACTTTAAAACTAATCTCAATTATTGGCACAGCACCAATAGATAATCTATCAAAAATAATTTCACCTATTAAAAAATTTTTATTAGCAATTACTCGTTCACCTTGATATACTTTGATTTTTATAATATTATCACCAGGTGAATCTGTTGTGTATTTTTGTGTTCGTTTAACTGGTAATGGTGTATTTTTTGGAATAATAATTGAATAAGAACCATCCGCTAATTCAACACCTAATGATAAAGGTAAAACATCCAATAATATAACATCATCTGTTATACTATATTTATTCTCAATAATACCTGCATATAATCCTGCGCCTTGAGCAACAATATATTCCATATCAGGATGTATCCAATAATTTTTTTTTGTAATTCTTTTTATTGTTTGCTGTAATATAGGTATTCTATTAGTTCCACCTACCAAAATAACATAATTAATTAATGGAAAATCTGTAATAATTTTTGTTAAAACTGTTTCAACATTTGTAATTAATTTTTTTGATAAATTTTCAAATGTACTTTTAGATAAATTATAATTACTATCATTTATTTTAATTTCATAATTATCTAAATATGTTAATTTTTCCTTAATAAGTTGAGCACGATTCCATGCTATATTATTAATATTAGTTGTTTTTTTGATATCTTCTATTATTACTTTAGTAAAATCATCACCACCTAGCGTTAAACCTTCACTGTGCACTACTTCAAAAAACATATCTGACTTTTGTAATATTGTAAAATCAGTTGTTCCTCCACCTGTATCAATTACTAATATTAATTCTTCTTCATTTACTGAATAATTTAAACCATATGATAATGCTGCTGCACTAGGTTCATTTATTATTCTTAACACATCAATTCCAATTGATATAAATGCATTTTTAATTATATCTCTTTGTGTATCATTAAAATTAGATGGTACTGTTATTACTGCTTTTATTATAAAATTATTATTTAGTGTGTTATACTTACTACATATTAATGTTCTATAAATAATATCATATAAATGTTTAAAAAATATAATTAATAAATCATTATGTGTATAAGTTACTGAATCATTAAATGTAAAATTGATATTATTACCAATCGAAATTTTGAAACTATGTATTATATCTTGACAGTGTAATGGAATATAATTACCACAATATAATTTTTCATTTTGTTTACCTATTTTTGATGGAATTAATTTAAATATACCATCATTTAATACAACTGCTTTATTATCAATAAAATGAGTTATAACAGTATTTGTTGTGCCAAAATCAATACCTACAAGTATTTGTTTAATAATATTCATATGAATATATTATTAAAAAAATAATTATTTAAACGAGATTTTTCCTTTTGAATTTACCAATCCAACAATATTAGTTTGTTTATTATTTATTATATCATATAATTCATTTGTCTCCAAATCCCTCAAATAATATGTTTTCTTATAAAGTAATAATTCAAAACCATTTATATCTTCAAAATGTTCCGGATTAAATTCATCATTAGATATCTTCTTATGTTTCTTTTTCCTAATTTCATTATTAATATTTTCTAGTGATTCATTTATTATTTCTGTTGGTGGTTCTATTGGTGGTTCTATTGGTGTTTCAATTGGTATTTCAATTGGTGGTTCTATTGGTGGTTCTATTGGTGTTTCAATTGGTGGTTCTATTGGTGGTTCTATTGGTGTTTCAATTGGTGTATTTACTTTTTGTTCTATTTCTATTGGATTTTCTAATATAATATCTGACTCTACTACTTGTATCTTGGTTCTATGTTTCTTTTTCTTTTTAATATTATTTTCGGGTGTTGTATCTTGAGTAATATTTTCTGGTATTATAGCTTGAATAATATTTTCAGGTATTATATCTTGAATAATATTTTCTGGTATTATATCTTGAATAATATTTTCTTTATGTTTTTTTTTATTTTTAATTACTTGTGTTATATCTTGAATAATATTTTCTGGTGTTGTATCTTGAATAATATTTTCCTTATGTGTCTTTTTATTTTTAATTGGTGAAATATCTATATCATCAATTATTTTACTATTTTTATATTTATTTAATTGTGATTCTAAAATAATTATATAATTATTTTTATCATGTAATTGTTTATTTAATGACGTAATATAAGATACTTTTTTTAAATTATCATAATCATCTTGTATTAATTTTAATTCTTTTTCATAATTGTCTATTTTATTATTTAATTCTTTTATTGTATTATATAATTGATCGTTTTCAGTTATAATATTAATAATATCATTATTAATATTATCAGTAAAATTTTTAAAATTAGTTAAAACACAATTATTTTTAGTCATTAATAATATATAAAAATTCTTTTTATATATTATTTAATATAATGGAAACAGAATATATTAGCATAACTTATCAAGGGAAAAAAGAACAAATATTACAATATATTACAGAATCAAAATTACAATTTAATAAACGAATTGAATATATTAAATTGTTAGAAAAAGCAGGCGTCTCGTGGATAGAAGCTGATATAATATCAAAAGTATGGTATTCTATTACATTTAGAGATTGTAAATATTCATCTGATTTATATAATAAAGTAATGTCATATCAAAAATAGACTAAATAATCAACTGCGACTTTGATCTTCTGCCCATTTTTTATTAATTCTATTACCAGATACAGTACGTGAATCATCCCATTGTTTTAATCCAACTGGATAATTAGATGAATCACTTGGACATACTTTACACGGTGTTGTATTAATACATACTGGAGGACGTGTCATTGGTACTTGCCATTTATTAGTATTTAAAATAGTATAATCGTTATCCCAATCATTTGCAATCTTATCACCAATTGGATTATAAAAATCGGATGGTAATTCGCTATATTCATAATCAGATTTTATTTTCCCATTTGTTTGTCTAACTTTTGCTTTCCCATCTTTTTTTATCATTTCTAGTGATCTAATCACTTCATCCATTGTTAAAAATTTAGATTGTAACTTTGCACGAATATTATCAATGTCAGTTGCATCTATTATTCCTTTACTTGCTAAATCAACTATTAATGATTCATAATATTTATTTGCAATATCATCAGCTGTTGATTTTCCTACTACTTGATTGTTTAATTCATTCATTCTGCGTGTTTTTAGTAAATTTATATCATTATTTTCTATTTTTCTTAATTTATTTAAAAGATCTTCTTTAATCTCTCTAGCTATTTCTATATCATTAACAGTATATAAATTTTTAATTCTCTCATCTAATTTTGCAATTTCTAATTTAAGAAGTTCTACAGTATTAGTATTTTGGGTTACTGGTTGTGACAAAGGTTGTTGAACTGGTTGTAGAACAGGCTGTAAAACAGGTTGTTGAACTGGTTGAACTACTGGTTGAACTACAGGTTGAACTACTGGTTGCACTACTGGTTGCACTACTGGTTGCACTACTGGTTGCACTACTGGTTGAACTACTGGTTGCACTACTGGTTGCACTACTGGTTGCACTACTGGTTGAACTACAGGGTTATTATCTGTAAAATTTTCTGTATTATTTTTAAACATACAATCTAAACATACAAAACCAACAGTTATAATTGATAAAAGTAGTATCAAGTCTTTTTCCATTAATTTAGAACTAGGTATCAGTTTTAATATTGTATATATAACACCTGAAATAATAAGATATTTTACAATATCTCTTGTAGTAAATACTGAATTATTCATTATATAACATATTAGATATTTTTTTAATTTTAATTAACATTTTTATTATAACATATAAATAAATTATTTTATGTTATTTTATTTAATACACCATTACTTCTTAGCTTTTCTCTTATTCCACAAGTTAACAAATGGGCTTGTTAACACACGAAGGGCTTCGGCATCCCGACCTGCTTTCGTCATTGGTATAAATCCTTCTGTTGATTTAGTCTCCTCTGTTTTTATAGTAGGTTGTTTGGCATTTTTAGGTTTATCAAATATTACTTTTAATATTATATATATAACACCTAAAATAATAAGATATTTTACAATATCTCTTGTTGTAAATACTGAATTACTCATTATATAACATATTAGATATTTTTTTAATTTTAATTAACTTTTTTTATTATAACATATAATTAAAATTAGAATGATAATTATTAAAATTAAATTTAATGAATATATTATAAATAATAATGATATGTAGGGATACATTCTGTCTGCAAAATTAGAAAATATAGGTGTTATAATTTCATTTTCTAATTTTAATTTATTTTCTGGTTTATTAATTTCTATGACTAATCTTGAGATAAAATCTTTAGTAATTTTATCTATCATTAACAAAAAATAGATATTTATATTTAGAAATTACACATTACGATTATAAAAAATTGATATTTAAATATGTTTTAAAGGTTTTCTAATATATATAAATAATACTAATGCCTTCAGATAATTATTATAAAGATGTTGCAAGAATTGACCAAATTGAATTTAGCATATATACTAATGCAGATGTAAAAAAATATTCTGCTGTTAGTAATGATCCATTAGGTATAAATCTTGCTGAATCTTATGAACAATATGAACCAAAGAAAGGCGGATTGGTCGATTTAGCATTAGGCACTTGTGATATATATTTACAATGTGCAACATGTGGATTAAATTCAATTGAATGTCCGGGACATTTTGGTCATACCGTTTTGGCTAGTCCTGTATTTAATTTTGGATTTTTAAATCATTTAAAAAATATTCTTCAATGTGTATGTTTAAAATGTTCTAATATTTTAGTTGATAAAACTGATATTAATTTTAAAAAAACTATTTCAAAAAAACCAGAGAATAGATTTAAGGAAATTAAAATTTTAACTAAAAATATTAATTTTTGTGTTCATTGTGGTGCCCCAGTTCCAAAAATTAAACGAGAAGTTAAAGATAATGGATCAATTAAAATAATGATTGAACGTGAAATAAATACTACTGGTAATACTATTGAAACACATGACGTTAATATACAAAAGAAAATAAAAGAATCATTATCACCATTAGATTGTTCATATATTTTACGTAATATATCTGATAGTGATTGTTTTTTACTAGGTTTTAATCCATCTATGCATCGCCCTGAAGATTTAATTATTGAAAATTTCCCTATTCCACCATCTATTATTCGTCCTACAGCTAAAGTTGATTTCTTATCATCATCAACAAGTGAAGATGCTTTAACATTAAAAATTGCAGATATTATAACTGCCAATAAACGTGTTAGAAATCAAATGGAAAAAGAAACATTAACAAATGAACTATCTACTTATTCTGCTGATATATTCAATTTATTACAATTCCATATTGCTACTTATTATGATAATAGTTCTGTTAGCTTACCACGAACAGAATTTAAAACAGGAGGACGACAAACTAAATCAATTGTTGATCGTATTAAAGGTAAAAAAGGTCGGATGAGAAGTAATTTAATGGGTAAACGTGTTGACTTTTCAGGAAGAACTGTTATTACGTCTGATCCATATATTGCAATTGATCAAGTTGGAATTCCTAAAAAGATGGCTATGGAATTAACTATACCTGAAGAAGTTACTCCGCATAATATTAAATATTTATCTGCTCTAGTTAAAAATGGTAAAGACATTTATCCTGGTGCTAATTTTGTATTAAGACATAGTTATAGAAATAGTGTGCAAGAAACACAAAAGATAGATCTTAAATATCGTAAAAAAGCAATTAAACTGCAATTAGATGATATTGTAGAACGTCATGCTACTAATAATGATTTTGTATTATTCAATCGCCAACCAACATTACACAAGCCATCTATGATGGGACATAGAATTCAAGTAATTGATAATGATAAATTAAATACGTTTAGAGTTAATGTATCTGTTTGTAAACCATACAATGCTGATTTTGATGGCGATGAGATGAATATACACATGCCACAATCTCATCAAGCAAGGAATGAATTAAAATATATTGCAAATGTTCAATATCAAATTATAGGTATGAATGACTCTAGTCCTATTATTGGCTGTCAACAAGATGCATTATCGGGTGCTTATATGTTAACAGAACCAACAACCAAATTATACGGTTGGGAAGTTGCAAATATTTTATGTAATACTAGTTCTACTACTAAATTTAAGATTAAGATGAATGAACAATATACAGGTCATGAGATTTTTTCACATATTATACCTGAAGGAATTAATATTACAAATAGATCTGGTGGTAATATTACATTACAAATTACCGACGGTAAATTATTAAAAGGTTATTTAAATGACTCGACATTAAGTTTTAAAAAAAATTCTATAATTCATTTTATTTGGGACAAATATGGACCAAATAAAACAAAGCATTTTATTGATGATGCACAAAGACTTGTATTAAATTATTTATTAATACGTGGACAATCAGTTGGATTAGGTGATACTATTATTAGTAAAGATATGAAAGAAAAAATACAACAAGTTGTAACAAGTAAAATATTAGCATCTAAACATCAAATAACACAGTTTGAAAATGATAATGAACAAATACCTATTGAATTAATTGAAAGTTCATTATCTAGTAATTTAGATGATGTCCAATCTAATATTGGACAAATGTTAATGTCTTATTTAAAATCTGATAATTTCTTCTGGTCTGCAGCAAAGCCAAACTCTGGTGCAAAAGGGTCATTAGTAAACATTGCACAAATGATTGGAGTACTTGGACAAAATAATGTTGATAGTTCACGTATTAAAAAGAAAATTGAAGGAAGAACTTTAATATTCTGGCATAAAGACGATGACACACCTGAAGCAAGAGGATTTATTAAGAGTTCCTATTTTACTGGATTAACAAGTGCTGAATTCGTATATAATACTATGGCAGGTCGTGAAGGTCTTATTGATACAGCTATCAAATCGGTAACCCGAGAAACACCTATTGTTATTATTGAAAATGAAATTCCTAAATATGTTCTTATCGGTGAATGGATTGATAATCATCTTGATAATAATAAAGATAAAGTTCAATATATGCAAGAACAAAATATGGAAATAATGGATTTAATAGATGGTGTTTATATTCCAACCACTGATTATGAAGGTAATGTAGTATGGGGTGAAATATCAGCAATTACACGACATGATCCTGGAAATGAATTATATGAAATTAAAACTAAAAGTGGACGTAGTGTAATTGTTACTGCATCCAAATCATTATTAATTTGGAATAAAGATACTGAACAATTTAAGGAAATGCTTACAACTGAAATTGTGATCGGTGATTCTGTTCCTGTTACATGTGAACTAACACAACCACCAAACACTTTATCATATATTGACATGTCAAAGTATTTGTCAGAATCATTATTGTTCCCCCTTACGGAAACAAACGGGATTTTGTTTGGGTTGTTTTTGGCAGATGCTATTTCTATTTTAGATGATACTATTATAATTACAAATGATAATGAAAATTTTATTGAGTTTATAAATTCATGGATTGATGATAATTCACAATATAAGACTTTAATAGCACCCTTTTTATCTAATCTTGTTAATAATGATTTAGAAAATAAATATATACCATCTGAAGCATTTGTAGCATCAGAAACATTTATTAGAGGTTTATTAAATGGATACTTTTCAACTAATAGTTATATAACAGAGGAAACAATTACAATAACCTCTGTATCCAAAAGATTAATTGAAGGTATTAATATGTTATGTTCCCGTATTGGTATATTTGGTAATGTATATATAACAATTATTGAAACTAATTATAAATCACAAGATACTGTTAATTATGACAATCCTACTGGACGTATTGGGTATGGATTAGATATAACTGCACAATGGACAACATTGTTTTCTGAAAAGATTACATTACTTGATACAAATAAAAATGAACAGATTAAAAATAATATTTGGTCATTAGAAAAATACCATTATGAATTATTAAATAATGTAGTATTAGATCCAATTGTTGAAATAAATTTAGTTAGTATTGAAGCACACCCTAAAGTGTATGATCTTACTATTCCATCGACATTTAATTTTGGATTAGCAAATGGTCTTCAAGTGCGAGATACTGCACAAACTGGTTATATTCAACGTCAATTAATTAAAGGTCTTGAAGATTTAGTAGTTAAATATGATGGCACCAATCGTAATGCAAAAGGATTAATTATACAAATTGTATTTGGTGAGAATGGTATTAATCAAGCATGTCAAACAGAATTATTATTTAAGATTTTGACAATGGATAATAAAACATTAGCTGATAAATTAACATTCAATCCAGAACAACTTAAAAAATTAGAAAAAATTACAAAATTAAATAATAAGGAATTATCAAAATATAATACAGCACATTTTAACAAACTTAAACAATTCAGAGATGATATGAGAAATATACAAATGAAATCAACAATGCATTATAAAAGTTTAGGAGATAAATTTGCAGCACCTGTTAACTTGTTTAGAATTACACAAGATTATTCAAATAATAAAGAACATTTAGAATTAACACCTGCAGAGATTCATGAAGCTATTGAAAACTTTTTAACTAAATATGAAAATAGATTAATAGTATCCATGAAAGAGACTGATGTATATATTAAACAAGATGATCGTAATTTTAAGTTTTTATTAGAAGTTGCATTAAATGAATACTTGGCACCAGTCAAATGTATTTTTGAATACGGTTTATCTCGTAAACAATTTTTAGCAATGATGGATGAAATCCAATTAAGCTTTACTAAAGCAATTGTTGAACCAGGTGAAATGGTCGGAATTGTTGCTGCGCAGTCTATCGGCGAGCCGACCTCTCAGATGTCGGCATCTTATGATACACAAGTTAAAATAATAGTTAAAAATAATAGATGGAATACCATCACGATTCAAACATTTAAAATTGGTGAATTATGCGATGAAATTATACGAGAAAATCCAGGCTTAACTATTGGCACAGGACATCCCGACAGTGTTGAGACTAATTTGTCAATACTACCTAATGAATACTATATTATTGGTGTTGATGGTTGTGAACAAACACATTGGAATAAGATTTCACATATATCTAGGCATCCCGTAAATGGTCAATTAATGACAGTTACTACAAAAAGTGGAAGAATAACAACAACCACATTATCTCATTCTCACTTAATTCGTGCCAACCAAACGGTTGAAGCTATTACCGGTGCAAACTTGAGAACAGGTATGCGTATTCCAGTAATTAAACATATTGATAATACATTTATTAATGATAAAATTACAATTGATAAAAAAGAATATCAACTTGACCATTTGTTTGGATGGTTTGTTGGTGCTTACTTGGCTGAAGGTAATATTAATAGTAATACTATAAGTATTAGTAATATTTCAGACCACTTTATTAATAGAACAACAGAATTAGCAACTAGATTTGGTGCTAAAGTATGTGTTCGTAGATATCAAGGTGAGTATGGACCATCTACATCAACCAAATTTACCCACAAATCATTAGTCAAATTAATGTTAGATACAATGGGCACAGGATCATTTGTTAAGCGTGTCCCTGATTTTGCTTTTACTGCTCCCAATGAATTCAAAGCGGGACTGCTTCAAGCATATTTTGATGGAGATGGTAATTTCCAAGCGGATAAAACACGTAATCAAATTAGAGTATGTAGCAGAAGCAAACAATTAATATGTGATATTGCATTATTACTCAACTACTTTGATATTTTTGGTTCTATTAAGGAACAAACTGTTAAAGAACAACCAATTTATAATTTATCAATGTGTGCACGTTATGGTCCTGCTTATCAACAATCAATTGGAACTGAATTATATCAAGATAGATTAGCACAGATTGTTGCTTATGCACAACGTAAAGATGCACATAACTCGTCTGATGAAATTGACAAAATTAATGGACTTGGTGAGGTAATTGCTAAATGCGGAAAAGTACTTGGGTTACCTGGTCAAAGTAGAACATATGGTCGTTGGGCTAAGAAAGAATCTATAGGAAGAAGAACATTAAGTAAATATATTGATATTTTTGCAGCCCATGAAAATGCAATTAAAGTTCAACCCGAATTAACTATATTAAAGCAAGCATGTAATTCAAATGTTATTTGGGATGAAATTGTTGATATTAAAATATATACTCCAGATCAAAATGAATATGTATATGATTTTACTGTTCCAGGTAATCAGACATTCATGGTTGACTCTGGAATTATAGTCCACAATACATTGAATACGAAACATTTAGCAGGTGTTGCAAAAAGTAAAATGGCTAATGCAATTAATCCTATTGTTCGTGTTCAAGAATTAATGCATTATTCAAAAAATAGTAAAGATCCTCAGATGCATATATATTTTAAACATCCTTATTCAACTGATAGGACTGAATTAAATAAAGTTATTAGCTATTTTAAACATTTAACTATTAGAGAACTTGCATTATCAGGTGAAATATATTATGATATTGGAACAAATAATATTGGAGGAAAGAAATTAAAAGCAGATAATGTTACAACACCCTTCTTTATTAATAATCAAAAAGCAGATATTTCATCATTACCTTTTGTTTTTAGAATTAAATTAAATATGGATAAAATGATGGATAAGGAAACATCGACACTTGATATTAAAACAAAATTTATTAGTTATTGGTATAAAAATTATACAAATTTAAAAAATTTAAAAAAGAATGATAAAGATGTTATTAGTCGAATATCTCGTTGTGCAATCTTATCTAATAATATTACAGACAATGAACAAATCATTCATATACGATTTAGTATGAGTTCATTCAATTATAATATTGTTTATGATTTTCTTAAAATGGTATTTGATGATATTACATTAAAAGGTATAGAAAATATTCAAGAAATTAATATATTACATGAAAGTGCTGTTCATTTTAATAAAGATACTGGAGCAGTTTTAGATGATAAAGAATATGTAGTTTATACAAACGGTATTAATATTAACAGTATGCGATTAATGAAAGGCATTGATCATACACGTACTAAATGTAATGATATATTTACTGTTTTAAAACATTATGGTATTGAAGCAGCACGTTGTATTCTTGCTCATGAATTAACAGTTGCATTTGAATCTAAAATCAATCAATCGCATTTATCTGTATTAGTAGATCAAATGTGTTATATGGGTGAAATTTTATCAATTGATCGACATGGTCTAGGTAAGATAGATATGGATCCACTCGCACGCGCATCATTTGAAAGAACCATGGATCATTTTGCTAATGCTGCATTATTCAATGAAAAAGATTCATTACAATCACTAAGCTCCCGGGTCGCTGTTGGTAGAGTTATTTCAGGTGGCACTGGAGCATTTGACTTATTGTTAGATACAAAAAAAATAAGTAATTCAGAATATACTGAAAATGAAAAAGGTGGTCGCATTACATTTCCACCATTAGAACAAGAAGCATTATTATTAGATATTATGAAATATGAAATTGGAAAGACTGAATTTTATATGCCTACAATATCTAAATAACATATAGTTTAATATTACAAAATATTTCATTTAATAATTATTTAAAGAGCTATAATTAATTATTATATTATATAAAAATGAATAATTTTGATGATTTAAAATTAAGTCAAGAATTAATTAAAGGTGTATATTTGCATGGTTTTACACAACCAACACCAATACAAATAAAAGGTATTAACTCAATTACTACAGGAAAAGATTGTATATTACAATCACAATCAGGAACTGGGAAAACAGCAACTTATTTATTAGGTGTTATGAATAGACTAGATACTTCTGAAACAGGATGTCAAGGAATTATTATTACACCAACTAGAGAGTTAGCTGACCAAGTATATGTAGTTGCTAGTAATCTAGCAAAATATACAAATTTTAAAATTACTAAATGTGTAGGTGGGACTAATGTATATCAAAATCGAGATGAATTAAAAAATGCAACATTAGTAATTGGAACAATTGGTAGATTATCACATATGATTAATGAAAAGAAAATTAATAGTCATAAAGTAAAATTTGTAGTATTAGATGAAGCAGATGATTTATTAGCTAATGGTGTAAATGATAAATTACAATTTATTTTAGATAAAATACCATGTGGAGTTCAAATAGTATTAATATCAGCAACCATGTCTAATAATGTATTTAATATTAGTAAAATTTTTATGCACGATCCAATTAAAATTTTATTGAAAAATAATGAAGTTATAATTGATTTAATTACACAATTTTATGTAGATGTTGAAACAGAAGAATCAAAATTTGATACGTTACTTGATTTATATAATTTAGTATCAGCTGCACAAACAATTATTTTTTGTAATACTATTAGAAAAGTTGAATGGTTAGAACAACAATTAAAATTAAATAATTTCACAATTACCACAATTCATTCTAATATGAATCAATCTGAACGTGATAATATTGTTAAAGAATTTAGAGATGGTAATACTAGATTATTATTAACTACTGATTTATTATCTAGAGGTATTGATATTCCACAAGTGAATATGGTTATTAATTATGATTTACCACCAAATAAAGAAACATACGTACACCGGATAGGTCGATGTGGTCGTTTTGATAAAAAAGGTGTTGCAATTACACTAGTCAAATCAACTGATCCTTGTGATATTAAAACATTTAATAGAATGAAACATTATTATAATATGGATATTAAGGAAATGCCTATATCCATTGGTCAATATTTATAATAAAAAATAATCTATTTTTTATTATAAACCATATATAATTTAGAGTAAATTATAAATCATATATAATTTAGAGTAAATATTCTTTATCGTAGATTTGCGGCGAGTTAAAAATGTCTTTCCTGTAGCGCGTTTGCCAATCATTGCAATAGTGTAGTGATCAACCATTTCATTAATTTTAAATTGTTTAATGGGTAATCTAGTTGCACCAAAACTAACTTCTTTAACTGTCATATTATTATTACTAATATATTTTTATAATATATTTTTATATTTACAAAACAGTTTTAGATATATAAACTTACAAACCAGCG